GAAGGCGGCTACGTGCGCATTCAGCGTTCGATTACCACCTATCAGAAGAACGCCTACGGCCAGGCAGACAATTCCTACCTGGACAGCGAAACCATGCACCAGTCGGCGTTTATCGTGCGTCGTCTGCAAAGCGTGATCACCAGCAAATACGGTCGCCACAAACTGGCCTCCGACGGCACCCGTTTCGGCGCCGGCCAGCCGATCGTGACCCCGAGCACTATTCGCGGTGAGCTGATTGCCCAGTACGCCAAGCTCGAACTGGAAGGCCACGTCGAAAACGCCGAGCTGTTCGCCGAACACCTGATTGTCGAGCGGGATGTGCAGGACCCGAGCCGGGTCAACGTGCTGTTCCCGCCGGATTACATCAACGGCCTGCGCGTGTTCGCGCTGCTCAACCAATTCCGTCTGCAGTACGACGACGCAGCCTGATCGCTGCCTTTGACTGTGTGATTTCAGCCCACTTCGCGTGGGCTTTTTATTTGAAGGGAGAAACACCATGGGTCAACTGATTGCGGGCACCTGCTACGTCAAAGTGGACGGCGCTCAACTGACTATCAATGGCGGCTGCGAAGCGCCGTTGCTGGCTGTGAAACGGGAAACCGTCGTACCGGGTTTCTACAAGGAAACCGACATCGCCCCGTCGTTCAAAGTGACAGCGCTGCACACCGCTGACTTCCCGCTCAAGCAACTGATCGCAGGCACCGACATGACCGTCACCTGCGAATTCAGCAACGGCAAAGTCTACGTACTGGCCGGCGCCTACCTGGTGGAAGAGCCTGTCTCCAAGGGCGACGACGCCACCATCGAATTGAAATTCGAAGGCATCAAGGGGACCTGGCAATGACTGGCGCCGTGAAGCTTCACGTTGCGATCGAAGCTCACGGCGAGCCCTTGACCGAACTCAACCTGCGTCGCCCGACGGTGCAGGAAGTTCGAGCGATCAAGGCGCTGCCGTACAAGATCGACAAGAGCGAAGAAGTCAGCCTCGACATGGATGTCGCGGCCAAATACATCGCGGTGTGCGCAGGCATCCCGCCGTCGTCGGTCAATCAGTTGGATCTGGCTGACCTCAACGCGCTGAGCTGGGCCGTCGCGAGTTTTTTCATGAGTGCGGCGTCGGAGCCATCACCGACCTGATTTCAGTCGCCTATGACCTGGCCTGGTTCTGGAAGGTTGACCCCGAACAGATGATGGCCAGGCCTTTGGATGTGCTCCGCGAATCGCTGGAGCACGCGCAACGGATCAATGCGATGCAGCAGGTGCAGTGATGGCAGACATGGAAAAGGAAGATAAAACACCGGTCCAGCTGACGGGGGGCGATGAAGTGCCCTCCAAGCTGGCCCGCCTTCGAGCGAAGGTTGAGGGCTTCAGAACACACCTTGAACAGACGGGGCTGGGCAAGCTGGACATCAGCGGTCTGTTCAAGGGTGGCAGCGTGATCACGCCCTTCGTGGACGGGATCAAGGCGTCCGCTGCGTTCAAGGGCCAATTGACCGAGGTCAATGAGGCCGCCAAAGGTGTCGATGTGCCGAGCGTACCGACCAGCGCCGCGCAAACCCTGAATGTGTTCAGTCGGTCGATGGAGCAGGTGTCGGTTGCCGCAAACACCGCGTTACAACCTGCCGTCGCGACCGTCACGGCAGGGATTCAGCCGCTGCTCATTGGCTTTGGCAGTCTGCTCAATGACAACCCGAAGCTGGTCGAGGGACTTGCGGCCGGTGCCATTGCGTTTTCGGCAATGCAAACCGCCGTGACCGGCGCGACCCAGGTTTTCGATCTGATGAACATGGTGCTCAAGACCCATCCCATCGTGTTGATTGCTACGGGCATCGCCCTGGCAGCCGGTTTGATTGTGGCCAACTGGAAACCCATATCGGCGTTCTTCGCCGGGCTCTGGCAAAAGATTGCTCCGGTCGTGATGCCCATGGTCGAGTTCTTCAGGACGATGTTCGCCTTCACGCCGCTGGGACAAATCATCAGCCATTGGGGACCGATCACCGCCGTGTTCGCGGCGATCTGGGACGTCATCAAAGCGGTGGCGACACCGATCATTGGTTTTTTCCAGACGCTTTTTTCCTGGTCACCACTGGGTTTGATCATCAGCAACTGGACGCCGTTGACGGGCCTGTTTTCGGCGATCTGGGATTTGCTCAGAGCGCTGTCGGTGCCGGTCATGGACTTTCTGCACGGCTTGTTCGACTGGTCGCCGCGGGAGTTGATCATCGCCGGCTGGGGCGCGGTCACCGAACTGTTTTCCGGGATCTGGGACGGCATCAAGGCCCCTGCTCTGGTGATGTACGGCACGTTGCGCAGCCTGTTTGACTGGTTTCCGCTGGAAGAGATCAAACAGCGTTGGGAGCCGATCACCGAATGGTTCAGCCAATGGTGGGACAAGCTGCAAGGCGTCGTCGCGCCGATCAAGGAATTCTTTGCCGGTGGTTTCGGCAGCCTTGTCACCCGTGTGACCGGCAAGGTCGAAGGCTTGACCGAGGCTCAAGAAAAAACCAATGCCGAAGGCCAAGGTAAGTTTGCGCCGGCGTTTTTTGGCGCCGATACCGAGCAACCACAAAGCCTGTCAGTGCTGCCCGGCAATCTGCCGCACAAACCCTCGATGCAGCCTGGTTCCCTGACACAAAACTCCAGCGCCCTGATTCAACAAAGCGCCGCCAACAGCCGCACGCAACTCGAAGGCGGCCTGACCGTGCGCTTCGAAAATGCGCCGGCCGGCATGCGCACCGATCAGCCGCAAACCAATCAACCGGCGCTGGCGCTCAATTCGCGCATCGGCTACCGCACACTGTCCCTTGGAGGTTCCAATGAGCTGGCGTGATCGTTTGATGCCGGCATCGTTTCGCGGCGTCCAGTTCTGGGTCGATCAGGCGAAAAACCCGGTCGGCCAAAAAGGCCAGTTGCACGAGTATCCGCAGCGGGATCTGCCATATTTCGAGGGCCTTGGCCTGCAGGCGAAGATTCACGATTTGACCGCATTTATCGTCGGCCCCGACTGCCTGGAACAGCGCGACAAACTGCTCAAGGCGCTGGAGCAGGGCAGTGGTGAGCTGGTTCACCCTTGGCTGGGGCGTCTGCAGGTCAAGGTCGGCGAATGCGACATGACCCACACCCGCCAGGACGGCGGGCTGGTGACCTTTACCCTGAAGTTTTACCCCGATCAACCGGTGCCGTTTCCCACGGCGGCGGTCAGCACGCAGACGCTATTGCTGGTGTCGGCCGACAGCTTGCTGGGCTCTGCAGTGAAGCGTTTCGAAGACGCGATGACTTTGATCAAGGCTGCGCGGATCGGCATTGCCAACCTGCGCAACAGCATCAAGGAGGCTTACGAGGTGATTCAGCAGCACCTTCAGCCGTTGATCGATGAGTACCAGCAGATCAGCGATCTGGTCAAAGCCGTCAAGGAACTGCCCAAGGATGTGGCAGCGCAATTCAAGGGATTGATCGGCGACATCAACGAACTGAAGGACTTCGCCCGTGAAGGTTATCGTGGCGTGATTGCCAACGTCTCCCAGCAGGTCGAAGCCATCAAGAAGGCTGATGCGCCGAAGCTCACCACCGGCAAGGACACCACCGCTGCGGCCCAGGCGCTGACCAACCTGGTGCAGGACACTTTGATTGTGCAAGTGGCCCAGTGGGTCGCGTCGATGCCGGTGGCTTCGCAGGCCGTCAAGCGGGTCACCAACCTGCCGGTCGGGCATCAGGCTGTGCGACCGACCACGCACCAGGACGTTCCGGTGGTCGACGATTTGGAGGCCTTGCGTGCGGCACTTGAGGAAGTGTTCAAGCTGCCCGAGGCCAAGGCGGACCCCGCGCACTATCTGGCGATGAGCAATCTGCGTCAGGCCCTCCGGGCGCATTTGAAGGCGGTCGCGTCGTCGGGCGTTCGACTGGTCAGCAAGTCTTTCAAGCAAAGCCTTCCAGGGCTGGTCGTGATCTATCAGCAAAGTGGAGACGCCACGCGAATCGCTGAAGTGCTACAGCGCAACGGCATTATTCATCCGGGGTTTCTCCCGCTGGACGACGTAAAAGTCCTGGGGGAATAGACCATGAATGAACTCGATAACAGCGTGTTGCTGACCGTTGACGGTCTGGAGTACGGCGGCTGGAAAAGCGTTGAAATCACTGCGGACCTGGAGCGTCAGTTCCGCACCTTCAAACTCGACATCACCTGGCAATGGCCGGGGCAGACGGTCGACCGACCCATCCGCCCGGGTGCGCCCTGCCAAGTGCGAATCGGCTGCGATCTGGTGCTCAGTGGGTATGTGTTCAAGGCGCCGATCAGCTATGACGGGCGGCAGATCAGCCTGAGTATCGAAGGCAGTTCAAAGACTCAGGACCTGGTGGACTGTGCGGCGATCAACACGCCCAACCAATGGCATCAGCAATCGTTGCTCAGCATCGTTCAGGCGTTGGCCTCGCCTTATGCCGGGAAAGTGGTCAGTGAAATCCCCGACACCGCGCGACTCGGCAGTCACACGATCGTGCCGGGGGAAACGGTCTTTCAGTCGGTCGACCGCTTGCTCACGCTGTTTCGGGTGTTTTCCACCGATGACGCCGAAGGTCGGGTGGTACTGGCCCGACCGGGTAGCGGTGGGCGAGCCAGTGACGTGCTTGAGCTGGGCAAGAACATTCTGTCGGCCAACGCGCCGATGGACTTCAGCCAGGTGTTCTCCGAGTACCGGGTGATCGGTCAGCACAAGGGCGGCGACGAGAAGAGCGGTGCGGCCGTGAGCGAAGTGTCCGGGGTTTCCACCGACCCGATTATCGGGCGCAAGCGGATCACCGTGATCAACGAAAGCGCGCAATTGACCCCGGAACTGGCGCAGCAACGTGCCGATTGGGAAAGCGGTATTCGCGTCGGCAAGGCTGGCACCACGACCTATCGGGTACAAGGCTGGCGGCAGTCCAACGGTGATTTGTGGAAGCACAACACCTTGGTGCGGGTGATCGACAAGGTGTTGGGTTTCGACCACGACATGCTGATCTCCAAGGTGACTTACTCGCTGTCCGAACAGGGCTCGGTCACCACGCTGCAAGTGGCGCCGCCTTACACCTTCGATGCGAACCCGGTGCCACCCAAGAAAACCTGAGGTTGACACTAAAACTGTGGGAGCGGGCTTGCCCGCGAAGACGGCGGTTGATTCGACATCTATCTGACAGATCCACCGCCATCGTCGGAACGCCGCCCGGGGCAAGCCCGCTTCCACAGTGTTCTGTGTTCGGCCCGACTCCAGAGGAAAACCAATGAGCTTACTGACACGCCTCCTGGCGCGCGGCACTGTCGTGCTCGCCAACTCGGCCACCAAGCTTCAATCGCTGCAAATGCGCCTCACCGCCGGCGAAGTGAACGACGACATGGAGCACTTCGAACCCTACGGTTTCACCAGCAATCCGCTGGCTGGCGCTGAAGGCATCGCCACGTTTCTGGGCGGTGATCGTTCTCACGCCGTCGTGCTGGTGGTCGCCGACCGCCGCTATCGCCTCAAGGCACTGGCCCAGGGCGAAGTCGCGATCTACACCGACGAAGGCGACAAGATCCACTTCAAGCGTGGACGGATCATCGACATCGAAACCGCCACCCTGAACATCCGCGCCAGCACCGCCGTGAACATCGACACCCCGGCCCTGACCCAGACCGGCAAGATCGTCTCTCAGGGCGATCAGATTGCCGCTGGCATCAGCCAGATCAAGCACGTGCACGTCGGCGTGCAGGTGGGCAACGGCCAGACCGGCGTGCCGGCGGGAGGCCAGTGATGTTTATCAGCCAGAACCTCCACGCCGCACTGACCCGTTCAGTGCTGATCAGCCTGTTCACCTGGCGCCGCGCCGCCGATGACGATGCCCTCGATGACGAAGAACGTTTCGGCTGGTGGGGCGACACCTTTCCTACGGTCGCGGACGACCGTATCGGCTCACGCCTGTGGCTGCTGCGCCGGGTCAAGCTGACCCGACAGACCCAGATGGACGCCGAGTTCTATGCCCGCGAAGCCTTGCAATGGCTGATCGACGACGGTCATTGCAGCGCCATCGACATCATCAGCGAACGCCTCGACGCCCAGCGCCTGAACCTGCGCACGGTCCTGACCCTGGCCGATGGCGAGCGCCTGGACATCAATCCTGATAACAGTTGGCAGGTGATCTATGCCGTTTGAAACCCCTTCGCTGCCGGTGCTGATCAAACGCACCCAAAGCGACCTGGCCAGCGATTCGCTGCGCCAG